ATGGCGACGGGCGAAAAGCGACTCCCGCGTGAGGCGTTCACCAAGAAGCTTCGGCGTCTATGCGAGCGCCTCGACGAGCGCCACCAGCGCACGATCCCGTTCAAACACTGGTATTTCAAAGATCGCGAGCTGGTTGCAGAAGTCGCCGTGATCTCGCTGTGGGTCGCCGGCTCGTATGCGCGAGGCGCATTGGACTGCGGCGATCTGGACGTGGTGCTGCAGCTCGCAGGCCCAAGGGACTCGCCACCCTTATCTACGCTCACCAAGGCCTTCTTCGGCACCCTGCCATATGTGCGGTACTACCTAGGCGAACCAGCGAAAAACTCATCCGGCGTGGAGTTTCCGGAGGCGGTGCTGATCTGGTCTGGGCCGGGCTGCGACTGGAACGCTCGCGTTGCAGCGATACGGGAAGTCAGCGGTGCCGGGCGCCACAATCGACCCACTGACGCGGCACCTCTGCGACTTGAGCAACTAGGCGCCGACCTCGATCAGCTAGCGTCGGCCACAGAGGCCAGAGAGCGCGGCGAACTCGAATGGGCATTTCGAGAATTCAACCCAGAGTCATTGCAGCCGATCCCTGTAGAGGAAATCGAGTTCGGCGAAGAGTACCTCATGCGCTGCGCTAACCTATGGGGCAAGAAATCACAGCGGATCGTCCCTGCACTGCTGCGCTTGGCACGAGAGGTAGAACCGCTCGGGGACTGGAGTGACTCGGACTCAAGCCGAACCGTAATCAGATGTGGGGGCACCCTCGTACACGTCGGACGGCCTGAGCTCTGCGTGTGGCGCCTCCACGACAATCCCTCCATTCGACAGCTCGCTTTGATTCCGCACCTGACTGCGCGCGGACCGAATGGCGCATGGCTGATCCGGCGCGGCGCATCCCATCCCGATCATCAAACCATGCGTGGAACTCAGGTCTTCTACCACAGCGATGAGATCGGGCCTGTCGTCCGGTCCGTGAGCCAGCACAAGTCTTATATTTCGTGGATCCAGGTACTCGATCTCTTTGCGACCGAGGAACAGGCGAGACAGAACCTGAAAGGCAAGGATCGCGACATCAGAAGCGCTACTGACGATGAGCTGCTAGAGCTCACGGGACTGTGTGACGCGCTCCGCATAGGCCGCCGCAAGCTAGCGATTACGTGGGCCGCGCGAGAGTACGCCAAGGCGACCAAGCCAGCATCGATCGCAGAAATTGCATCCACGCTGAAACGCCTGCAAGGCGCCGCACCCCCGTTGACCAGTGGCACGCCGCTACCCTCCCTTTCCGCTAGATCCCAGTAGGAACGGTCTGCCGACACCCAAAAATTCACGAAAACCTCAGATGCTTGCCGGCGCAGCGCATTCCCTCTCATTCTTGACGGGCAGGTGGCCGCATGATCGCCCAACAGGTCATAAGGAGTACGGAATGAGAGGACTGCTTTGGCTCGCGCTGCTACCAATCGCCGGGTGTGTCACGCCTGGGCAGCAGGCCAAGAGGCCGACGGCGAATGACGACCCTTCCAAACCGTGCTTCGAGTCGATTGCCTATGACAAACGGTTTGTCGGCCTGCGCGAAAAGATCGCGATTAACCTCAAGGCTGAACGACCCAGCATGGAGATGCTCACCGATAGAACCGTTCCCACCGAAGAGGAAAAACGCCTGCTCGGCGTATGGATGGTCGCTCGGGAAGCATGCTTCGACATGGGCGCTTCTTTCAGGGCCAAGTACGCTTCCCCAGAGTACCAAGCCACACTTTTGGCCGGTCAAACTCGCGTCAAGGTGCTGACTGCCAAGCTCTATGCCGGACAAATCAGCTACGGTGAGTTCAACCAACTCAGAGCCGACAACTCTGTTGAGGGCCAACAACGATTGTCGAACATCAATCAGCGTGAGCGAGAGGCTGCTGCGGCGGCGAACGCTCAAGAGCAAGCACGCCGTGATGCGGCTGTAGGCGCTGCTTTGCAGAACATGCAAACGCAGCAACTCATTCAACAGCAGCAGCTCCAGCAGAACGGGCCCCGAACCACGAACTGCCAGCGCTTTGGAAACCAGGTTAACTGCACTACCTACTGACGGCGCCATCCCATTCATGGCGAAGCTGATGAGCTTCCCACGTATCAGGTTTTTCAGATCTCGGCAACGTTGATCGAACCTACGAGCGCCTCCGGGACACGATCGATCAGCGCAAGCAATTGCCGCCAGCGTCTGGCGAAGCCGTCCTGCTGCCGGCAAGCAAGACCAGATCAATAACGCTTCTTGCTAAGCCTCGGCGATTCTTTTGCCGCGCGGTTTTCCTCGGCCGGTTTCCCGGGCTGGATGTCGCGAAGCATCTTAAAGGTGTGGTCAATTTGTTTGCGACTGACACCTTCCAACTGGTCCATGTTGGCCCGCATCCCCATAAGGATGTTGACACACAGTTCCACCAAAGCATGAGTTGGAATTGCCAGTGTCAGGACGACGTTCCGCAGCTCTTCCTCATCTGCGGAATTGCTTTGGTCAAGTTGAAAGAAACTTACCCGACTGATATTCGGTGAATAGTTTAATTTTGCAACACCTTCCGCAAACACTACAGGTGCGTTAGAGATGGTCTGCGGATTAACGATGATCTTCCGAGGCATGTTCATACTACAGACTCCATCTTCTTATCGGCGTCAATACTAAATGAACAAATGTCAAACGGCTGATTGATCTGAGATTCATCGAACGCAATCCTCGATGTTTCGAGGTGCTTACTTGGCGGAAAGCTTTGGATCGCCAGATAAGCATCAGCGTAGTTTCCAGTAATTAAATCATTTGCCACTTCACTTGGCATTCGAATTTGAACCTGGAACGTGGGGCTTACCTCGTTCGGATTGAACACAGGGGTAAAGTAGGCGTCAGCATCGACAGCTTGCCACGGCTGCAAGGGACCAGCGGTCCCAGCGTCATGAATTGCAAGGTCAACGTCATAGCCCAATGCGCTAGTGAACTCATGAATCGTTCGCAGCGTGAGATTTGCCTTTCCAGATAGAAAGCGAGTCATGTAACTCTTTGACCATCCCAGCTGTTCGGCAAGCATTGAACGAGTCGTCATCTTGCTAACCATCGCGGCATTTAAGCAAGAGGCGATCGCCATTTTCTTGTAGTCAAACTCATCCAACGGCTGCAGTTTTTCAAACATTTTAGATACCTCAAACTGAAATTGGAACAGGGTGAAATTCGAGCTCAGTTGATTCAAAACTTCTACATGCAAGTTGCTCTAAAATCTCAATTGCAGAATCGGACAAATTCTTTTTTTCACCTTCAGAAAGTTCCCCTCTCCGTTTTGCAAGAATCTTCAAGATTACGATTCGCTTGCCGTTCAAGTAGATGAAGCATGTTCTGATGGTGCTTTGACGTATACGCCAAATCTTGTACTCGTGATGGCGCCATGTGAACGTGGCCGTGGCGTGCAAAGCGGTTCCGTCGTACATGTTCGGCAGCGGTAGGCCGTGAGCTGCGTTTAGTTGGAACTGCACTAGGCAAGCTCTCGCTCGGTTCTGATCCTCTGCGCTGGACAGTGCGGCTACATCCGCTCTTGCTTTGCATGACCATTGATGATGGTTTTCGAGGATGGTGTAGATCTTGAAGGACCCCGGCCCGTCGCGTGGTGGAGCGAGGCGTTCCGGATGGCCCGTCTTCAGGCGAGCAAAATACAGGGGCATGTTAACTTAAAAGTGAACCGAGAGCGCAAGTGCGGCGTCCCCGTTGTCACCTTAGTTCACGGATCACGCTGGCCCCCTTCGCAAAGGGCAAATGTAAATGAGCGGCCGGCCCCTGGGACATGGCGCATGCTCGTCGAGGCAATCGCGTCCCCATACCGGTGCATCGTCACACGTCCATCTTTGCAATCACCGCCTGAACCTCTCCGGCGGAATCGCCCCCTTCCTCTTGATCTTGACCCAGTCGCTCGAGCGCACGCCTGGCTTGTAGACGCTGTCCCCCTTCTTCGCCACCAGACCCTCGAGCCGCAGCTGCTTGGCCATCTCGAACAGCTCCGCGCCCTGCTCTGCGGCGATGTGGGTCATCGGCAGGACTGATGGAACCCCTGCCAGGCGCTTGAGCATCCTGGCCTTGCGTTTCAGCAGGGGCATCTGGGTGATGTCCTTGCCGTTCTCCTGCAGCAGGTCGAAGACACAGTAGGTCACCGGATCGGCGCCCTCGTACCACCGCCGTCGGCGAGCGCGGTCCTGAAGACGATCGAAGCTGCTTCGGCCGTACTCGTCCAGGACGCACACCTCACCGTCGGCGATGTGGGGGCCTCCCTTTACGCTGGCCAGGCTGCGGGCAAGCTCTGGAAACCAAGCTGTGCAGTCTGCGCCGTTCCTGGTCTTGAGCCGGGCAGAACCGTGGCCGAACTCAGCCAGCACCCGGTAGCCGTCGAACTTGAGCTCGTAGATCCACGCCTGATCGCCCCAGGGAAGCAGGCGCTCATCCAGAAGCATCGGCTTGAGATTGGCGAGCGCCAGCGGCATACAGCAACTGTGCCAGCAGTAATACTTTAATGCTACTTCTGGTTAGGCGAGGTATGATGGACTGGATAAATTCACAGTTGTCATGCAAGTCCGCGTCCAACTTATGCGCAACTCTGGGCGCTGGCTCACCTGGAACCAGAAACCACGCGAATTCAGGGGCACGCTGCTAAGCAGTCGCACCAGGAAGGGTGACGAGCAGGGCCTCAGCTACATCTACTTGGCGGACGATGGCCCATCACTGTACGACGCGAGGGTCATCTCGGTGCTCGGCAACGAAGTGCGGATCGTCGGTCTCGAGAAGGACGATTCGGCTTGGGTGGTGCAGGAATGGAACTGTGAAATCCTCGCCATCAAATAGGAAAGGGGGCCTCTACTGGGCGAGCAGCCCACGGTTCGCGAGTCCCGCTACCCCAGCGGCCAGCCCCGATCTGCCATGCACTTGTTGAACGCGAATCGAGCAGGCTGGCCGCCGTTGTAGATCACGTTATCCTGCACACGCCCAGTCCCGACGTTGTAGAAGGCATCGAAGTCCTTGTAGAAGCTGGCCGCGTACTCATCTTTGGGCGGCAGGTTCCTGGCAACGGCAACACACTTCGCAATGACGACATTCAGCTTAGCGATGTCGTCCTCGGCCAGACGCTGTCGGCTGGACGGCTGATCAGCTTGTTGCTTGCTAGAGTTAGCTTCGAGCACCAACACGCGTACCCTCAACCCGGCTATCTCACTACGCAGCTCAGACAGTTCCTGCCTGTACTTTGCGCTTTGCGATTCGAGATCCGCGACCTGCAAGTTGGTCTTGCCTGCGTTTGATTGAAGCTCGTCGAAAGCTTTGAGCTTGTCGCATCCAGTCAAAAGCAGGCCGCTTAAGACAATCACGGCCGCATGCACCGTTGCGCCTCGATAGGCCATCGTCCCGCCCTCCAGTTCTTATGACGGGCTCGGAGCATACCCCCTATATCTAAGGGTTCATCGCCGCCACGCCTCGTTCAACGCTGCGCCTGTTCCGCAATCTTGCGCACAGCATCACCACTCGCCTTACTACCGCGGCTGGAGCCGATGAAATAGGCGATGGCACCTGTCAGCCCCGTCTCGATCGTGGCATAGGCCCGCACGATCAGCGCACGGATGAAATCGTCGGCCGGCAGCGTCCCGAAGTAGAACGCCGCGAAGGTGCCAGCCCACAGCAGGAACAGCACGCCCAGGATCACCTGAGGCGTCGGGTCACGCGTGGCCACCTGCCGAGCTCGCGCGTCCTGCATGTCCTTGAGGTAGGCGTCCTCGGCCGCCTGGTTGATTTTCAGCACGTCAATGTCGAGCTCGCGCATGCGGATGGTCAGCGCGTTGGCGGCCTGTTTGATTGCCACGATCTGCTCGGGGCCTAGCCGGCCGGTGGACAGAGCTGCCGCCAGTTGGTCCTCCGTGGCGTCTCGGTTATCCAGCAGGGCCGCTCCGAGTTCCGCGACGGCCGCGCCCACCAGCGGGCCACCGAGGGCAGTCCCCAGCACCGGCGCGATGCCTGCGACCAAGCGCTTCCAATCAAAGTCAGCCATGGTCAAAGCCCCAGCGCACGACGCGCAGCCGCGTGGTTGCCCGGCCACTTTTCAGGATGCGGCTGCCCGGGGCGCCAAGTCCGCATGTAGAGCTCCCAGCCCGCATCGGCGTCGTCGGTCGCCGGCAAGGGCTTGGGATCGGAATAGAGCAGGAGTCGAGCGAAACCGCACGCCAGAAGATCGTCCAACTCCAGGCGCGCCCAGATCGCGGCAGCATCCCAAGGCACGCCGCGCTCAGCGCAGAGGCGGTGCGCGTGACCGGTGGTTGCGTGATGGCTCATGACGCCCTTGACGCCGCCTCCGCGTTCGAATTGCCAGAGGCCCCGCGCAGGCCCGTTGCCCATCTGCCGGCGCCGTTGCTCCGGATCTTCCTGCAGGGTCATCGCGAGGAGCTGTACGCGCGCTTTCGGTGTGTTCATGGCGAGCGGCAGCATCGCGAGGCCCGGATTAAAGATCTGGGCGATCACGTCAGTGAGTTGCATGATGATTCCCCCTACGAAAGATCGCCCGGCTTCGTGAATCGACCTTCCGTCCAGCGCTTCAGGCGCAGGCCCCACTCAGATTCTTCGCGCCACCACTTCCGGAGCAGGTACGCCACCTGCAGTACGCCGAGCAGCACTGCGAGAGCAGTCGTTAGGCTCAGTTGCTGCCACCAGGCGACGAAGCTCGCAGGGGCTTGATAGGCGACGTTGAATGCAATGTCTTTCATTTCTTGCTTCATGCGCCCTCCCCTTGGGCGAGGTACTTCAACTGGTCGACGATGCGGGTGGCGGCATCGACGTGCGCTTGCAGCGTGGCCTGGAGCGCTTCCGCTCGATCTGCTACTGCCGGCGCGGGCTCCTTCGGTGATGGCAGCGGCAGCGGCCGCAGATGCCACTGGCCCTCTTGCTGATCGAAAAACGGCCATTCCTTCAGCGGGTCATATTTCGGGATCGGGATCGATGTGGCCCAGGCCGGCACCAGCACATTGCCGGGTGTGCGCTGGCAGAACTCGCAGGGCGTCCCGCCCGTGTAGGCCCCGCTCTCGGGGTCGTAGTTGAAGACGTACATGCGGGCGCCTCAGTACTTGATGATGTGGGGATAGGCCAGGTTGCGCGGGTGTCCGTCGGCGCTCCCCTGGTTGGAAATCGTGATCCCGACGGATGCCGCGAAGAGCGATACGCTCGTGAAGGCGCCCCCTACAGTGATGTTGTGGTTGTGCGCGCCATCGGCGCTGGTCCCAAATGGGCCGGTGACGAGCGCCGCAGTGGCCGCGCCAGGGCCGAGAGAAAGTGTGTTCTGCGAGGCGTTGTAGGAGTGCGTATGCGCTCCCTGGACATCGGCAGATGCGCCGTGCGCGTGCCCTGGATCACTCACTGCATGGGTGTGTGTTGGGTCGGTGTAGCCGTGCCCATGCAAGACGTTCGCTTGGTCCTGCCAGACGCCGAGCACGCGACCGGTGTCGAGCCCGCGAGACTCATCCAGCCCGCGAATGAACATGGCTCGCCAGTCGGGAACTCGGAAGGTCGTCGACCCGTCTCCAACGCTGAAACTGCCGAACTGGCCACCGCTCCACGTCGCCTCGGACACAAGGCCGGCCGCCGTCGCGAAGGCGAACAGGTTGGCGTAGGTCGTGCGCGAGACAAGCGCGCCGTTCAGCTTGATCCAGCCGAGCGGCGCCGCAGCGCTGGTGAGCCACGGCAACGCAACGCCTGTGGGGATGGCCGCGCCGTCGCGTAGCTGCGCAATGAAGCTCAGCGCATAGCGAATCGCGTCGTCGAGCGTCGAAGGAAGGTCGGTGCCCGCGGGCCCGTTCAGCGCCTGGTTCGTATTGCAGGCTGCAAGGGTAGTGACGATTGCCATATCGGCCCTCAAATGAAAAAAGCCCGCGGAAGCGGGCTTGCAAGGTCTTTCAGGAGGCGCGACCTAGAATGCGCGGATGGACGGCTTGTTCACCGAATTCCTGATCTGGAAGGCCATCGGACTTTGCGTTCTCGCCTTCTTCGTCAGTTTTTTCTATCGCCTGATCACCGGCCGGTCGATAGCAGAGGCGCGGAGCGAAAAAGAAGAGGGGTAAGCGACCCCGTGCCGGCCAATCCCAGTGGTCAGCCGCTGATAGGCCGCAATGGCGCGGTCCAGCGCCTCCGGATCTGACATCAGCGTGCCCAGCCGGTCTACCTTGCTCTTCTTGGCGGTCTGCCGCAGGCTATCCAACATCGGCCCTGTGAATCGACCAACGACCGGAATGCGGTTGGCGAAGCCGTTCACAAGCGGGCTGTCCAGTAGCCCCAGATCCAGCGCGCTCTGCACGTTCTGCGCCGTGTTCGAGCCAGTCGCGCGGCCCAGGTTTTCAGCCGCGTCCGCACGAGAGAGATCGCGACCCACGGCCGCCAGTCCCGCCTGCTCCCCTTCATTGAACAGGCCGCCAACAGCACCCGATCGCGCTTGCAGCCAGTCGTTGAACTTGGAGTTTGTCAGCCGGCCGAGGCGGTCAGTCTGGTTCGCTGCATCCGACACCGCGTAGTTCTTCAGGAGCGCGGTGGTCCCGGGAGATGCGATGCGCTGGAAAGCGGCGATGTCATCGGCCTGCGAAAGTCGCGGGCTGAAGAACATCGGTGCGAGCTCGGTTCATCGCGCAGCCGGTTGAACTGCCGTTCGCTCTTATCGTTCACCGCCTCGGCCTCCGCCACGTTGACGCCGAACACCGGCAGGCCCTGCTCTTTGAGGCGATCGACTACGCCGGCACCGATGCCGATGACATCGACGTTGATTGACCGCGGCCGCATTGGCTCAGGCGTCTTGTCCCATTCCGCCTTGATGAGGCCGGCGGTCTGCATCGTGTCCTTGCCCCACCACTCTTCCACCGGCGCGAGCTGGTGATTGCCCTTGCGCTTGGCCAAGGCCGAGCTGTCGTCGCCGAAGCGGGCCACATCGACGCCCCAGATCACCGGGGCGCTCTCGATGACAGCCACCTCGCGGATCTTGGCCGCCTCGCACAGTTCGAGAGAGATCACGCCGTCAGGTGCACCCACAAACTCCCCCTTCACTCGGACCTTGAAGACCGAGGACTGCCGGCCATACTTCTTGGCCATGTTCTCGATGTAAGTCCGCGAGACCATCGGACTCGCCTCGCCGTCCCAGTGCAGCGCAGCCCAGGAGCCGCGCATCTTGTGGTGCGAGTCGAAGAAGTAGCCGCTCTGCCTGGTCGGGTTGGCAGCCATCACCACGAAGGCGCCATCGGTGGACAGCGCACCCTCCGCGACCTCGAACACGTTGTCGGAGACGCCCGAGGCCTCGTCGATCAGGAACAGGATGTGTTCCGAATGAAAGCCCTGCAGCGCCTCCGGACGCTCCGGCCGCGACGTTCGCGCCACCGAGAACGATTCGTTCGGCGCCGAAGCCATGCGGAATGCTCCGGCAGACCAGACGAACTGCCCGGCCAGCGACGGATACCGTTCGGCCATGGTCCGGTGCCACTTGGCGATTTCGGACCACAGCACGTCTTCGAGCTGGTGCGCGGTCGGCGCGGTCGCCGGCACCTTCGCGGGGAAGTAGCACGCCAGGAACCACAGCACGCACCACGCCATGAAGGTCGACTTGCCCGTGCCGTGACCCGATCGGATCGACACGCGGCGCCGCTTCACGATCTCCCGACTTGCATCCCACTGCTGATCCGTCGGCGTGGCGCCCAGCACCTCCTGCGCGAACAGCGCGGGCCCACCTGCTCGCCAGCGTAGGACGCTCTTCTGCGTCTCACTGAGCGCCATTCGCCTTGTTCAGCTCGGCGAGCTCTTCCGCCAGACTGCGGACAGTGATCGAGCCGGCGTGCTCCGTCCGGGCCAGCTTCGGCGCGGCGTACTCAGCCAGCTTGTGAAGCAGATCGAGAGCCTTGCCCGGATCGCCTTCAGTTGGCTTGACGCCCTGCTCTGGATCACCGGGAGTTCCCTCGGCCACGGCCTTGAGCCACTTCGCCACGTTCGCGCGGTTGTCGTCCAGCAACTTCTGAACCGTGTCGCGAAACTCGGCGGTCACCTTTCCCGGCCCTCTTTTTCCCTGATTCGGCCTTTTCTCGCCTTTTTTAAAACTACCAGCGTTCGCCACGTCAGCCCCTTTCTGAGTACGAAAAGGGCTCGAACCCTAAGCGATCAGCCGGCGTCAGCGGCTCTTCTGACGTATCGAGCAGATCAGGGCGTTCGTCTTCGGCCACGCTCTGAGGCGTCGCATCTTCATTGTTTTGGTTCATGGTTCGGGGCTTCCTTGGCTTGTCCGAGATGGGCCCATCCGACTGACGCTTGCGCGCTGGGCCTATGCGGTTCGCGATCCCCCTGATTCCGCGGTGTCGCAGTCGCGTGGAAACCCCGCCCTTTTTTCCCGGGGTGGGCCGCGTCAGGTTCGCGGGTAGTGCGGCGCGTGGAAACTGCCTTGCGGGCGCCGACGTGACGTGATCCCGATCACGATCACGATCGGCACAGCGCTCAAGTCCTTAGTCAAATAATCCAGATTGCGCATCCTCCAAAAGGAGGATTGACTTGCTGCACTGACGGACGACTATTGCTCCTCAATAAGAATGAGGAGAGATTCCATGGCCAGCCTCGCGGTCCGCATGTGTCTTCTTGCCCTGGTCGCTTGCGTTGCCGGGTGTTCCTGGCCGAGACGGGAGGAGTCCATCCAAACCCATGCGTCGCTGTGCGAGATCATCTTGCAGCTACGGCGAGACATCCGAAACTCCTCTGTAAGGCCCGGCCAACAAGCCGTAGGGCTTCCTCTGTCTGAGGCAACTGTTATCTTAAAACTTGGCCTTGTGAGAGAAGTCAGCGGAGACTTCAAGGTGACCGCTGCCGTTCCCGTCGCCTCTCTTGGAGTTTCTGGCTCTGAATCGAAGAGCATCGAGAACACGATCACTCTGGTCTACAAACGGATTGACGGCAAGGACGGAACCGACGTTGGAACACTCGGCCTGCCCCCAGGCGAACTAGCATCGATTCCCGCCGACCAGAGGCAGAAGGTTGTGAGAGACGCACTCGCCGCGGCTGATGCAGACGACCAACGAGCCTGCAATCGCTAACGAAGCGCTTTGCTTAAGTGACACCAAGTTTGCCAATCAACAAATCGCTGCATTTGTCAGCACCGACGGGTCGAGCCCCCCGTCGAACTAGTGCCCTCCGGCTCTAATCTTCTTGGAGACTTGCTATGCGCACTGCCGCCTTGCTCGCCATCGTCTTCACTCCAGTCGTGGTCAATGCCGCCAATTGCAGCACAGACCCTCCGCAGTTCGGCCCCGTTACAACGACATTCGAACAAACCTGCGCTGCAGGGCAAACTATTATTTCGCTGAATAAGGCAAAGTCACCAGTCGCAAAGCTCAATTTCGGTCGCCGTCAAGAGATCACGATTTCCACAGTATCAGGAGCCAAGAGCTCAGGAGGCAACGGGAGCGGCGCGCAGGTTTGCATTTGGCGGTCATGGGACAAAAGCCAACCCTGCGGCAAGAGTCTGGTCTCCCAAGATGGCTTCAATGACTGGGACGGCAGTGCTACTTGCTCCCTTGTAGTTCCGGCAGGGGTCCAGTACGTCCAGGCGTTGCAGACAAATTCGAATGCAGATGAACAGAACACCACTTTGGAAATAGTTTGCAGATAGCCGTGCTGCCCTTGTCTGACGCAAACAGAAAACCCGCCGAGCGTACTGCTGAGCGGGTTCGGATTCTTGGGGGCGAGTTTACCCAACGTGGGGCCAGGGTGCCGCTTTGTTATTTGACCCGGTCGATCCGGTGACGGCTTCCGCATTCTACCGTGCGGTAGATCATCTGCAACCCCCTCATCCCATTCTGTCGCGCAGCTTGTCCATGGCGCGCGGACCGGCCTCGGACTGGTTGCGCTCCATCTCGGCCACTACCCACGCGGCGAGCTCGCGCTGCTCCCGCTGGAACTGGATCTCGAACGGTATCGTCCCCTCACCACCGCATGCGGGGCACTTGTTCGTGCCGAGCGTCTTGGTCCCGGGGATCACCAGCAGTCCATGACCACCGCAGGGCTTGCACCGCCCGTCCCTGTGCCAAGCGAGGCAGGCCTGCGCCATGGTCCTCGCCTGCGCCTGGTTCAGCTTCACCCGCAGGCGCCTTGCCTGCCGCCAAGCCAGGTCCGACAAGATCTCCACGACCTGCACCGACGCCGAGTTGTCGCCGAGGAAGAGCCGCTGGAGCGCTACAGCCAGCGGCGCCCGCCAGACGCGATTGCCCTCGCTGTCGTGCCCACGCTGCAGATCTCGGTCAGCCAACCCCATCGCGCCCAGCACGTCAGAGTCTGAGAAGTTGGTCCGCTCCTCGCTTTTGAGGTTCGTAGACCGCATGGCGGAGGCGTAGCGCTCGATGATCTTCATGCCGCGTTGTCGCCCTTCCCGCTGTCGTACAAGCGCCTCACTTCCTCGCGCTCAATCAGCAACGGCCGCAGCTCGTCTGCCTTTGCGCTGACCTCGTCATCGGTCCCGAAAGCGATCAGCAAGTAGTCGTTGGTCATGTTTCCCTGGAAGAAGCGCATGCCAGACTGCGCGGTCCGCGACAGTGGCTCGACATGGAATCCATTGGACTTCTTGCTCCAGAGCAGTGCGTAGATCTCGTTCATTGGTTCTCCTGAGTTGAGAAAGGGACGTAGGAAAGGGGGTAGCGCCTCGGCTGCGAGCGGTACTGCATGGACGGCTTGTCGAACCAAAGGCGCAGCGTGTAGTCCTGGTGATCGCCGTAGCGGGCCTTCATCAGGATCAGCTTCGCGTCGGGCTCAAGCCTTTGCTTCTCCCAGGCCGCGACCGAGTCCGGGTCGCTCAGGTCGGCTGGCGCTTCATCTTTCTGCGCGCGCCAGACCGAGAACACGTTGTCGGCGCCGTTGACGATCCCGCCGGCACCGGCCACGTCCATCTTGCCGGGCGCCTGCTCCTCGTCCTTCTGCTTGCGTGGATGAGCGACAAGGTGAACATGGGCGCTGTGCGCCTTCTTGAAGGCGACGATCTTCTGCACCGCCTCGTTCTGCTTGGTGATAGCGCCGACGCCGTCCGAGGGGACGTCGATCATCATCAGACTATCGATCACGAAGTGCCGCACCCCGTAGCGCCGCGCGGCGTAGGCGAAGACCTCCAGGAGGCGATCGAGCTTGGCCGTGCCAACCAGGTCGAAGATCCAGCACTTGTCGCGCAGCCAAGCTCCCACGGCCCGGATGAACTCGCGCGTCGGCCTGTAGAGCCCCGTCGCTTGCTTATGCAACCGCAGCAGGTGCTTGTCCGGCGGGATCTCGCCCGAGAACACCGCCACTCGCTCGCCCTGCGCCATCAGGCCGAGCAGCACCTGGTCGAGCATCAGGCTCTTACCATGGCCGTTGATGCCGGTCCAGCAGGTGTACTCGGCAGGCCGGAACTCGAAGAAGTCAAAATCGCGGTCGAACTTGATGCGCGGATCGCGCGGCGCGTCCGGATCGGGATGGAACAGGGCTTCGACCTTCGGCGTGAAGTCGTCGGCGTTGCGCAGTTCCTCAGGGTCGAGCGGCTTAGCGTCGTCCATCGCCTGCTGAAAGTCCACGGCCTCGGCGCCGTCCAGCAGCCACTGGTTCGCGTCCTTTGCGCCCAGGCGCACCCGCCGGCAGCGCTCCACGCCAAGACGGCGCATTACCTCCGCAGCGCCCTTGTTGCCCGCCTCGTCGTTGTCGAAGCAGATCAGGATCTCGTCGAAGCGCTCCAAACGGTCCCAGTCCGTTTCGAGCCACTGGTGATTGCCGGCACCCTGGTTCACCGACAGCGCTGGAACGCGCATCTGGTGCAGCGTCATGGCGTCGATCTCGCCCTCGGTGATCGTCACGACCCGGACCTTAGGGCCGATCAAGTGCCAACCGAACAGGCACGGCGCGGCCTCCTTCTCCTGCCGCATGTCGCGCTTCTCATCGACGTTGCGATACTTGATGTTGATCAACTCGCCCGTGTCGTCGATGAAGGGGAAAACGGCGTAGACCTTGCCGTGCTGCTGCAGCTCGGCGACCTTGAAGGCCCGGATCGTCTCCTCGGTCAGACGGCGGCCGCGCAGCCACTCCAGGGCCCGGCCCTTGGCTGCGGGCACACCCGGGCTCACCGGCCGACGGTAGGTGCGCTCGGGCGGCTTTGGGAAGTCGTCGCGGATGCCAAGGTGCTTCTTCGCTTCGCGCATGGCATCGACGATGTCCAGGCCGCGGCAGGCCATCCACAGGTCGAGCAGATCGCCGCCCTCGCCGCTCGCGAAGTCCTTCCACATGCCCGCCTTGGCGCCCGTCAGGCGCACCGACAGGCTGTCGCCTGGCTCGCCGCTGGTGTTGCCGGCCTTGAACTCGGCGCCTTTGCGCTTGCCGTGAGGCAACAGGTACTGCGCAATCTGCACCGCCTGGCCTGCCATGCGGACCTTGAGCTCGCCCGCGTTCACGCCGTCACCTCGCTGATTCGGCGGCCTTCGCGAAACTCGCGATAGTTGAGGACGTGACAGCGCTCGTTCGCGGCCTCGGCCGGATGAGTAAACCCGGCCACCTCCCACCACTGCTGCCCGCTGTCGTTCACGGGCGCCGCCACCTTTGCACCCGGAATCTCGTCGTCCCAGCAGCCGTCGTTGAGCCAGCTCGACGGGTGCTTGATGAACCGGCCGTTCTCCCGGCGATCGAGGTGAGGCCGCTGCGCCGCCAATGCGCCCAGGATCGTCGCCTGCAGTGCTTCGTCGGGCGCCAGCTTCAGCCACGCCTTCAGCGCTGCCTTCCGCCCGACCTTGCGCGGGTACGCCGCGTAGAAGGCCGGAAACCCCGGCATGCTCTCGATGGCTGCAGTTGGCGATCGACGCTGTCGCCCCCCGTGGGGGGTAGGGGGGGTATTACTTGAATCAGGAATCAGTGAATCAGGAATCAGGGTGTTATGCACCTGTTCCTTAACTGTTAAGACACCGTTGTCGACCTCGGTTGTACCGCACGGTTTAACTGTTAAGGCACTGTCGTCAACCCCCCCTGAGATGGCTGGTGCAACCGTTGCCGCACGGGAAACTCGCTGGCTAGTCCCGGTGGCGTAACCGTTCCTGCCGCGTTCGTGAACTGTGAGGAAACCGTCTTCGTCGGGAATCTGGCCATCCTTCTCGGTGCCGTGCGGAACCTGGTGCTTCACGAAAGCCACGATCTGGATGTAGCGGATGCCGGCCCATTCGTAGCGACGGATGAAGTGCCACCGCTCCAGCTCCTGCAGCAGCGGCTCTACCTCGATCGTGTCGAAGGGAAACAGCTCGCCCTTGATCTTCTTCGCGCGATCCTCAAGGCGCCCCTCGCGATCTGCCAGGGTCCAGAGGCCGGCGAAGCACAGGCGCGCGAATGCCGAGCACTCGGCCAAGTCTTCATTCTTGAAGAAACCCGGCTTGATGTTGCGGGCGCGGGCCATCAGCGATGCGGCCCCACTTCTCCTGACGCCACGTCGCCCTTAGCGGCCGTGATCGCCTCGATCTCCTTTTCGACCTCTGCCCAAGCCTCAGCCGCTTCAGCCTGCGCCTTGTTGAGTGCGCTGATCAGCGCCGGCACCGCGTCCTTGTCGATGACGACAAACTGCACCGGGCTGTCGCAGTTCTGTTCCATCAGGACGACGTTCCCGCCACCGCCAGGGTAGACCGCCAACTGCTGAAGCGAGTCGTCGATCAGCACGCAGCCGACTTCGCGCAATTCGTCCCAGCTCGGGGCGCTGTACTCGCCCGGCGTGTACGCCGCTGGGTTTTCGGGGAATCCAGGATTCATCGTTTCCATTTCCAAGCTCGTCCAAGTTCGTGATTCGTCGCCCAGGAAGCGCGGCCGACGTGCCCGCGGTGAATTCGCAAGTACCAGCAGAAGTGATAGACCCAAAGCACGGCGCGACGCATCAGTCACTCCCAAATGAGTTGATCGGGCCGCTCGATGCTGGCCAGGTGGACCTTCGACAGGGTCAGCAGCGCCTGGATCTGATCCGGCGGGAAACACTGCATCTCCTGGTTGACCACCTTGAGGCCTAGATGGGCAAGCAACCCGCAGAACTGCTCCAACTGCTCGCTCTTGAAGCGCGAGACAGTGCTCTCGCTGACCCCCATGGAAGTGGCGATCGCAACCTGCCTTCCGGGCTCTTGCAGGGCGCGCAAGATCGCGACGTGAGCCTTGCGTGCTCTTTCAGCAGGGGTTGGAGAGACTGCGGTCATGACCTATCGCCCTACCCTCGCGGCCAACGACGCCGACCTGATCCACTGTTCGACTCGAACCCTGTTAAGCACGAACGCCACCAGCGACGGCAAGGGCGCGCAGGTGAAGTTGCGGGTCACGCGGCTCGACCTACGCTGGGAAGACGGCGACGTGGTCGCACGTTTCAGCGCGCAGGAGACGAACGTCGTGCCGACACGGCGGATGACCCGGCCTAGAGACAGGAGATAGGCCATCTCAATTCCCCCGGTCCTGCTGATCGACAGTTTCGACCGGGGCTGTCTCCACGAACCATTCAGGCCGCAAGACGCGCAGCTGCCAGACGCGGCCGTCTGGCATGTCCTCCCCCCATTGGGAGATCGCGCCGGGTGTGATGCTCAGTATCTTCGCCAGCGCTGCGGCGCTTCCTGCGTTGGCGATGCCGGTTTTGGTTCTCATGGTTAGCACTGTAGCAAACTAAAGCTTTTCTAGCTAGTCTACTAAATCCTTTAGATGGCTTAATCGAACCATGACCTTGAGAGAACGCATCCAAGAGGCCCGCGACGGAGCCAAGATGACCAACACCGAGTTGGCGCGCGCGACCGGACGCAGCCAAGGTGCCGTCACACAGTGGCTTGATGGGACTGCCAAGTCCCTGAAGGGAGAGACAGCTGCTCTCATTGAGCGCGCGACTGGCTACCGTGCTTACTGGCTGATCACCGGTAAGGGACCGAAACGAGTCGAGGACATCGAACCGCAGTTCAAATGGGACGTGCTCACTTCGCTCGAGATTTTGGGCAAGTCAATCGAACAAGTAGTCGACTCCGGCGCGCGTGCCAGCGCGGTCTCGATGCTCACAACCTACATCAACGACCCGAGCGGAAACCTCGACGTGCTGCCACTGATTGCCAAGAGACTTTCAGGTGAACGCCCCAACGAAATGGACAAGGATTTCTGGGACGGAAAACGGGCCAACGCGGAGCCGGTCAAGATAGCCGCACCCAAGTCCGGCAAGCAAAAGTAGGGTGGATGGCCGATGCGCTTGTCTCGGATACTTTAGTGAACTGAAGGGTTTTTGCTTTAGTGGGTTTGTGAATTTGCTTTAGTTGTCTAAAGTCACCTCCATCGCCAACACCGGGTATGGAGCTGAAATGGACGCTGTAGCACACACAAACTTCGAGGCAGCCGCGCGCGAGGCGCTGCTCAAACGCAACTGGCGCACCGCCGCCCTCCTGTTCACCGAAGCCGCCGACGAGATCCCCGACGACGCGCACGGCTTCACACCGGCTCGCGCGCAGGGCTTGCGCCGCGACGCGCACCTGGCACTGGGTCGCACCGAGGAGTTCAGGAACTACCGCGAAAGCGCGCGCAAGCGAGGTTGCCGCGACTACCGCGCCGAGTGGGAATCGCCGACCGGGGAGTTGGTCACCCGCCTCCTCATGCCGAAGCGGAGGGCCTGACCATGCTGCTCGACCTAATCCTTTCATCCCGTCTCTTCAACTGGTTTTTCGGCACGATGCATGGTCGCGATGAGCGCGAAGACGTAGCACCAGGCCGCGTCCTTTCTGCACTCACCCTTGCAGTCGTTGCTGGCTGCAGTGGCGGCTGCGGCGGTGGTGGCGGCGGTGGCGGTGCCCCCATCATGGGAATTCCCACATCGGCCCCTACGAAGGAAGCCCGGAGCGAACAGCCGATCAAGCCCCCACCGGTGTGCACCGTCTGGCTGGAGGGCGATTCGATCCTGAACGGCTCAAGCCCCGCCGGACGTCTGACGGAACCGCCCGCGGCCGCGATCAAGCGACTACGCCCGGCCTACACCGTCACGGATCGCAGCATGCCTGGCAACTACGTCACTATGCGCATGCCCGGCTTCCTAGCCGAGATAATCGATGCTCGGTTTGTGGTGCTTGAGTTCGGCATGAACGACGGCGGTAACGGCTTCGACTATCGCGAGCCGCTGCGTTCCATGGTCCAGCGCGTGAAGGCGCTCGGGAAGACGCCGATCGTCACCGGGCTGTCGCGCGTGCGCGGTGCGCCGCCGTGGCGTGACGCCTATGACGCGCTGGCGCACCAGGTGGCTACCGAAGAGGGCGCCACCTTCGCTGACTGGGGCGCGGTCCCCTACTCCGATGCCGACATGGCCGACGACGTACACCCGGCCCAGTCGTACAGCACCCCATTGGCCGAGAAGATTGTCCGCGCGCTTGACGCGGTAGCCCCCGAGTGCGCCCTATGAACGACCAGTTGCAGATTACCAGCGGCCTGTTGATGCCATGCCTTCATACCTCGACGACATCGACGACGGCATCCGCAGCGATCAGATGCAGATGCTGGGCAGCGAGACGATCACCACCAAGATGATGCAATGCGTCGACGATATGCCGATGTTCCCCTATAAGGAGCACAAGATCCGCAAGGCGCTTCATTCCCTGTGGACGCAGCCTTTATCACAGCCGCGGACCATGGATCTTTTGGACAGATGTGTCGTTCTTATTTGAAAACGAATTTGCTCGACTCATCGTTTGATCTATGCTTTGAGCCAAGTTACTGCTCGAAGACGCTCATGCATCCAACTGTGATCGTTTAGAAAAGAGATAACCCCCAGTACACCCGGCAAGGTGGAAAGGGGGTTATCTGAGTACCCGATCCCGCTTGTGGAACTGGCACCCCTCTGGGCAGAGGATTCCAGTCTACACGGGTCCGGGATTTTGACCATTGTCAGAAAGATGTCCCATGACCCTCAGTGAAGGCCTAACAGCGCAGCCCGCAGACAAGTTGCTGCGAATCTCGGATGTCCTCGCAAAGGTGCCCGTCGGCCGGGCCTCCTGGTGGAAGGGCGTCAAGGAAGGCCGGTTCCCTACCGGCATCAAGCTCGGACCGCGCACAACCTGCTGGCGCGCCTCGGACATCGACAAGCTTATCGCCTCTCTCTAGTCGAGGGGCAGTCATGAACAAGATCGTGATTGATCGCGGACACCAGCGTGCGCGCCACACATATCAAATGGTCGCCGAACGTGCTTCCGCTTCTGGCCGCGTAAAGCGAAGCAGCCTGATGCCCCACTCTGCGCGTCAGCGAGTGGCGTCAACAGGGGGTAGCGGCGCTCCATCGACAACAGCAATCTCCCTGTCGAGAAGTTGTCGGCTGAATTCCATGTGCGCGATCCAGTCTTGCATTTCCCGCTCTTCCTTAAGCCACCGGGAAAAGTCTTCCTTGCTCATGTTGGCGCGATTGATGTCGCGTCGCAGTCGATGCATCTCAAGGCGAGATGTGCCAGCCTCTAACTGCCGAACGACCGATTCGCGCCTTTGCAAGAGATCAAGGCGCGTCACGGCCTTGGCCAGATCGCCGGCGCTTTGGTTCTTTGAGTCGAACGAGGCCGACAGACGAGCAACGATCTCCGCGTTCAAGCTCTTGGATGTTTTGTCGGCTTCCCCCTGCAATTGGGAGTGGAGCAGCTTCGGAATCCGAAGAGTGATCCGCGTGTACCTGTCTTCGTCTTCCATGCCGGAAATTTACACCAAAACAGTGTCACTTCTGGCGGAAATCGCTTGACACTGTATCAGTGTCATAACGACAATCAACCGACACCATTTCTATGTCAGACCAAACTCGACACTCCATTGTTCGCATGCAGATCCGTCTGCCGGGTTTACTTGCAGATCGCCTGCGCCAACAGGCCGCTCTGACCCGTCGATCGCTGAACATGGAAATGGTGTCGCTGCTGGAGGAGGCCAGTTCTAAAGCAGCCAAAAAGGTGAAGGGCCGAGTCGCGCCAACGACTCAGCCCCTCGATGAAACGCCCATCCCGTCTAAAGGCAAGGAGATTTCACATGCCAGAGAGTAGCACGCACTCAAGTAGCGCCGCAACAGCAGTAACCGCACCCGCGACTGCTGTCGCTCCAACCTCTAAAACCGTCCCGGCCGCCGAGCTGATCGAAAACGAGGCCCCCGCCAGCAACCCGACGACGATCGCCAGAGCGATCGGCACCACCCTCGGGGTATGCCGCGCGTGTGCTGCGAGGGCTTCGGAGTTCCTCCAACTGGCCTCCGAACTCGACGAATCTGACGATGACCTGAGAAGCGGCGACACCATCCGCTTTACGCGCATGGCCTTGGGTCAATTGGAGATGTTCAGCTACGACGACAGGTGGACCGACATTGAGATGGCCGGAACACTCTTCGACAGCATCGCGCTTATCAATGCCGCGGCCTGGTCGCCGGGGGACCAGATCGGCAAGGCCCGCCGCATCTTGCTAGATCAAGCACGCCAGTTGCTCGATGCTGCTGCTGCGACCGCACTCGACGGCGGCATTCTTGCAGCCTCGAAGGCGATGAAGGAACTGCCGCAAGGGGGGCTGCAATGACCGCCGCAACCCTCACCAAGCCTGCCAGGGGCTCGGCCAAGGCCATTCGGAAGAATGCTGTTTACGTGCCGTCAACTGACCGCAGCAATGTTGCGGCGCGACTGGCAACCCTGCGGGCCGCGATTCGCGAGGCAGACGAAAAGCTCGAAGCTGCCTACGATCTCGCGGAGCGGGGCGAGGCCTACGAAGTGCTGCTGGACCACGTCGCACACGATCTGCTGACCGGCGACGCGCTGGCGATCTTGGGCGACTCGCCGACGCAATCGGATGCAACGGCCAACTACGAGGCGCTTTTCAAACCCCTGGCGGTACTGCAAGGCGCCATCGCACTCGCGCAAGGCTCCGGCGTCGAAGGAAATCTGAAGGAAGCGTTCGAGCTGCTCGACTGGGCGCAGAACGAACTCGACGGCTCCGCTGCCCTGACGAAACTGCTGCCCAAAGGACCGAGAACTACGGACGAGCAAGCCAGCCCTAAGCGCGTGGACTGGATGGAGGTCGACCTTGCGGACGGCGCCCTCCGTGCGGCAGAGATTCTGATGGAGATGACGCACATGGAGTGCCAGTGGCAGTACTCAGATGCCCAAGGATCCGAGCGCGCGCAAGAGCGCATAGTCGTCATGCTCAACGCGATCCAGAACGAGGTTGCCGAAGCACGAGAGCGTCTTCAGGCGGTTGTCAGTGAAGTGATCGGAGACAAGTCGTGAGCCGCGCCGCGACCTTCGCTCCGGGCGTGGAGTACGACGCCGGCACCGGCGGCGACATCTACTTGGGCCGCCCAGAGGCCCTGATCGCGGCTGGGCTGATCGACGCGGCCAAGGTGCCGGGCGCACCTGGCATGCCGAAGTCATCCATCACGTTCGTGGACGGCGTGCCGCAGCTCCGCGGCATCAAGCCTGTCCACGACGAGCGCTGGATGCAGGCGACGATTATTGGTCGCCAGCTTCGCGTGACGAAGGGGATCGACCGCGAGGAGCGAAGGCGCCGAGAGCAGAAACGCGCCCAGGAACTGGAAGACCTGCCTCGCACCACGCCGAAAAAGGACATCGGCCGCGACGAAGCGGCCAAGCAACTGCGCAACGCCAGCGCGATCTTCCAGGTCGGCGATTCGGTGATCGTCAACGGTCATCAAGCCATGATCTGCGAAGGCTACAAGATGCACACGGTCAGGGCGGAGGATGGCGAGTACATCGGCAGTGATGGCGTTCGCATCGAACACCGTTTGGGCTACACCTGCCGATACCGCAGCGGCGAAGAGTTCTTCTTCGCGGCCTACCAGGTCACCGCACCCGACGACGCTGGCCGCCCGAGCCATTTGCGGTTGGTAGCAGGTGCCAAGTCGGCGCCAAGGCTCGTCCTGGCTCTCAGGAGCCACGCATGATCGAGATCTACACGGACGGGGCCTGCTGGCCCAACCCCAGCGCCAACGGCGGATGGGGCTTCGTCGCTTACGAAAACGGTATTGAGATCAAGAGCCTCAACGGCCGCGCCGCGGGTCACACCACGAACAACCGGATGGAGATGACCGCCATGCTGCGCGCGCTGATGTGGCTTGGCGACCGGCCGGCGCGAATCCATACCGACAGCCAACTGGTCGTCTACGGCCTGAACTCATGGTGCAGGGCCTGGCAGCGGCGGGGCTGGCAGCGCAAGGACAGGAAGACCAAGACGCTGATGCCTGTCCTCAACGCGGACTTGTGGCAGGTGATGATGATTGCGCGTCAGCCCCAGCACTCCATCGTCTGGGTGAAGGGGCATGCCGGCATTAGGGGCAACGAACGGGCCGACCAGCTCGCCGACGCGGCCAGCAGGGGGATCGCGGCGTGACCCGCTGGATCACCATCGAGAAGGCTGAGGAAGCCACCGGTCTACCGAGCTCGTTTTTCCACGAGCGCACGGGCCTGTCAGGAGTCTGGCCCGAGGGCAAGGTCTGGAAGTGGTTCGAGGGCCGCAAGTTGATCGACCTGGAGGCGCTGTACGATCTGATTGACAAGCGCCCCAGCATCCAAAGCAACCGCGGTCGGAGACGTCAGCCCCAATGCCCCGAGCAGCTCAGTCCTCAACCGGCGTAATCGTCCGCGACGCCCATCTGCAAATTGACCTGCGGCGTCACGGCTTCGGCAAAGAGCGGCTAGACATGCCGCCTACCCCTTCGAACATCAAGTACGCCGAGAAGCTGCGAAACGAGATCCTGGGCAAGATTGAGCGCGGCACATTCGCCCTGGCCGACTACTTTCCGGACAGCCCTCGGTGCAAGACCGACGCGCCGAGTACGACCTGGGGCCAACTGGCCACCGAGTGGCTGAAGATCAAGAAGCCCGCCGTCCAGCACAGCACGATGCACCACTACCAGCAGACGCTGGGCAGCCTGCATTTCGACGAGGTGCGCGGCAAGCACATGGCGGACTTCGACTACCGCATGCTGATGGGCCTCTTGGCCAAGCTGCCAGAGAACCCGAAGACCTTCAACAACATTGCGACCGTCATCAAGCAGGTGCTGCACTACGCATACCTGGCGAAGACGATCAGGGAGCCCCTGCACGAGCACATTGCCATGCGACGGCGCCAGGAGCCGGAGCCCGACCCCTTCGACCTGGCCGAGGTGGACGTACTGCTGAGTAAGTTCACCGAGGAGGAGGCACGCGACTATTACGAGTTCGCCTTCTTCTCCGGGCTCCGGCCATCCGAGCAGATCGCGCTGCGCTGGACACGCGCCGACCTCCGTTCCGGCACGGTAAAGGTGGACATTGCTCTGACCCGCGGGAAGGAAAAAGGGACGAAGACCAGCAGCATGCGTATCGTCGAGCTCAGCGGTCGCGCTCTGGGCGTGCTTGAGCGCCAGCGCGCCCGCACCCAATTGGCCGGCGGGCACATCTTCCTGGACCGGACTGGCGAGCCCTTCGCCGGCACCGACGGCCCGCTGAACGACTGGTGGAAGCCCGCAATGAAGGTCTCGAAGCTGCGCTATCGCGACGCCAGGCAGACCCGCCACACGTTCGCCACGATGTGCCTCATGGCCGGCAACCGGCCGGCCTGGGCCGCAGGGCAGCTTGGACACTCGCCGGAGATGTTCTTCCGGGTCTACAGCCGGTGGATCAAGGGCGCCGACCACGGAGCCGAGCGCAACGCACTGGACGCCTTCATCAGCCCTCAGACCGGGACAAAAACCGGGACAGAGAAGCCGAATTCAACCTAG